GCACGGCCACCAGGCGGTCCAGCTCGTCGTTCAGCGTGCGGGCGCGCAGCAGGCCGTTGTCCTGGAAGTCGGTGGCGCGCTGCACCGTCATGCGCCGCCGCAGCGTCACCGTGTCACCGGATGCGGGGGGCGCGGCCAGTCGCACCACGCCCCCCGCGGTCTCGCCCGCGCCGGTCACGGCGTAGCCGCCCGACAGCACGACGCTGCCGATCCGCAGCTCAAGGTCCTCGGCGTCGAAGATGGGGAAGGGGAAGGCGAAATCGGTGCGCGCGCCGTCACCGACATACTGCACGCGCGGCGCGACATCGCCGATGCGGATGTGCTCGGCCATCGTCTCTCGGCTCCGAAAAGATCAGGGGTTGGTAGGGGGTGGACCTAGTCCAGCAGGGTGCGCAGCGTGCCGCTGAAGGTCGCGCCGGCGCGCAACCAGGGCGTCAGCGACCCGTCGTCGTTCAGAAGGCTGCGTCGGCCCGCGGCAAGCCGCGCGTCGAAGACGGCGAGAGAATCGGATTGCGCCGCCGCCGCATCGCGCCGCAGCCCGGCGGTCAGCGCGGCGGCGGAGCCTTCATCCGGCTGGATGCCGCCGGCGGCGAGCCGCGCGCGGGCGGAGGCGATGGTGCCCGCCAGCCGCGACTCCGCGGCGCGGCGCTCGGCGGCCTGCTGGGCCGCCAGCTGCTGCTGCCGCGCTTCATTCTGCGCCTTGGCATCCGCCGCCTGCTTCCGCGCCTGCGCGCCCTGCATCTGCACCTGGCGGCCAGTGCCAAAGATGGATGCGCCGGCCCCAAGGACCGTGGCGATCGGGACGATCTGGGCCATCAGTCGTTCATCCTCGTATCGGTGGTGACGGATAGCAGCGTGACCGGCAGAGGCGTGTCGCCTTCCACGCGCCAGAGCGGCGCCATCGCATCGCGCCGCCAGCCGAGGGCTCGCAGCGAGATGTCGCCGGTGAAGGCCGGCGGCGCCGCATCGAGCAGCCTGGTGTCGAGCCGGCGGAACGCCACCGGCTGCACCCCGCGCCCGAGATCGACCGACAGCGCCGGCGTCGCCAGCAGCCGGAAGGTCGCGGAGACGAGCCGCAGCGGGGCCGCGGCCGAGCCCGCGCCGGTCGCGAGTTGCGGCGGCAGCGGTTCGATCACATGCGTGAAGGGCAGGCCCGCCTGCACGCTGCCCGCTGGCGGATCGAGCAGGATCCGCCCCGCCACGACACGCTGTCGCCCGCGCGGCGCGCCATCTGCCAGCACGCCGACCTCGAGGCCTTCGAGGTGCTCAAGCCCGGTCCAGCTGTCCTGCGGCGTCTCTGCGCTGCCCGCCAGCGCGGCATCGAGGCCGAGCGCGGCATCGAAGCGTTCCAGCCGGTGGCTGCCCGCCCGTTCCACCACGGCGTAGACGCGGCCATCGGTTTCCGCCACCGCGCGGAAGGCGCCCTGCGTTTCCTGCCGTGTCCAGGCGATCACCTGTTCGGCGCGGTAGAGCGTGAGGGTGGCGAGGCTGCCATCGTCCATCACCATGTGCAGCAGCCGATCCGCCTGGTCATAGGCCATCGAGATCGGCTGCACGATGATGTGGCGGGCGATCAAAGCGAGGTCGTTCGACTGATAGGCGTCCGCAACGTCGGTATAGGCGAATTCGTGCACGGCACGGCCAGACCGCGCGGCGAAGACGGTGGAGCCATCCACATCAACCGGCGGGATCATGCGGTCCACCGGACTGCCGATGCGGGTCTGCCGGATCAGCTGGATCGAGGCCGGCGTCAGCGGGTCGCCCGTGACCATCCACTCCGCGCCTGAAGTGAAGACCTGCAGGTGCCGGCCCGAAAAGACGGCGCGGATGGCGTTCACCTGGTCCGACATCAAGGCGAAGGCGATGCCCTCGTCATCGAGACCGGTGCCCGGATCGAAATCGCCGAGATCGCCGCTGCGCGACAGCCAAAGCTGGTTCGGCAGGTCGCGCGAGCCGCCGAGCACGAGGCGCGCCTGGTGGAAACAGGCGGTCACCGGCCAGCCGCGCGCCCCGCTGAAGGCGCTCTCATCCCAATCTTCGACGGCGCTGGTCCCGGGCAGCGTGTCGAGCACCGTGGCGGTTGCGCTGCGCGGGTCGGACACGGCGGTGACCTGCACGCGCTTGCCCGCAAGCCTGATCTGCGCGCCGATATGCAGCGCCGCGAAGACATCCTGCGATGCGGTGAGTTGGATCGTGTCGCTGGTGCCGCTCGGCGTGATCGTGGCGCCGGAGACGAAGGCGTGGAAGGGCGGCCGTGTGAAAGTGAAATCCGCCAGCGTCCAGCTGGCGTGGCCCGTGCGCGTGATGCGCTTCGGCGCCATGTCCGGATGGAACAGCAGCAGCGTGTCGGCATTCTGCGTGAAGGCCAGTTGCGGCAGCATCGGCGCTGTCCAGGGTCCGGAGATGGAAGCGACCTCCGCATCCTCCATGAAGACCTGCATCCGGCCCGCGGTCAGCACGAGAAGGTAGGTCTGCTCGGTGTTGAATTCGAAGGCGATCAGCCGCGCGGGACCGGCCAGGCCCGCGATATGGCGCAGCCCCTTGCGGCGCGCGACGCCGCCGGTCGGCTGGATGACGACATTCCTGAGGCGGCGGGCGCCATTCTCGAAGGCCCGCAGGTCGCCCCTGCCATAGAGTTCGGGCGCGAGTTCGCCGGCGGCAAAGCTCGCCTTGATGCGGCGCATGGCGGCGGGCATCGCGCTCAGCCCCTGATGTCGACGAGCGGGAAGCCCTCGATCCCGCGCGGCGTGTCCTGCTGGCTGTCGATCTGGCGTGCGGCGCGCAACTCCTGCTCCGCCAGGCGGAACAGGATCTCGGCGCGCGATGCGCTTTCGGTCAATGGAAGGCAGAATTCGGCGGCCAACCGCGCGACCAGGCAGGCGGCGAAGAAGGGCGGGAAGGCGCTTTCGTCGGGGCGGAATATGTAGCTGAGCGTCACCTGCGCGGCGTCCGCGTGCAGCCGGCCTTCATTGATGCGGTAGGTGATTCCGCGCCCGCACCCCTCGGTGCCGGCCGACAGGGCGCGCAGGAAGCCGTTCGGCAGCTGGAAGGCATGCGCGAAATCGGCGACGGGCGTCGCCACCAGCCGGGGCAGAGTCGCCTGGCCGGACGCGAAGGACCAGGGATGCGCCGAGACCACGGCGTCGCGCACGCCGGGATAGAGATTGGCGGCGACCTCGGCCTCGGCGGTGCCCTCGGTGAGCGAGGCGATGGGCTGCGCGCCGAGGCGCAGCAGGGCGCGCGAACAGAGCGCGAGTGCGGTCAGCGACATGTGGTGGATCCTGGGCAGAAGGTGGTGAGGGCGCGGGAGGGAAGGCCCCCACCCGACCCTCCCCCGCGAATGCAGGGGAGGGAGCCAACGGCGCGCGTCACTCAGCCGCGCGCATGCGTACGACGCCGCTGTTGTCCACCAGCGTCGCGCCCTGGCTCATCATGTTGGCCACGAAATGCGCGGCGCGGTCGCCGTGCCAGGTGACGTCGGTCTGCACCTCTGCCGCGGCGGCGTGGCCGATCGCGGTCTTGTGGTAGAAGTAGCAGTACCGCAGCGCACCGGATCTGGTCAGGCCGGAATGCGGCATCCACAGCGCGCCGAGCCAGCGCTTCGCCTGCGTGCCGCGCCACGGCAACTCGCCTTCCCCCACATATTCGGAAGATGCGAATTCCGGCAGCGCCAGCAGCTGGCTCCACTGCTTCCAGCCGACGATGGCGTAGCGCTGGCCGTCATCCGGCACATCGGCCGCGCCCATCATTTCGAAGGCCAGCAGCACCTTCGCCTTGGTCAGCCCGTCGAGGTCGGTCGTCCCGGCGGCGGTGCCGAGCGCCTCGCGCGTCGCGGTGTCGAGTGCGGCGATGATCAGCTCATCGGTCTTGCGGCCCAGCGCATAGGCGCCGGCATTGGCGATGACCTCGCGCTCGTCCAGGTTCGTCTTCAGCTCGTCGAGCCGGTCCACCCAGTCGCCGGCGTAGTAGTCCTGCAGCACGCATTCGACCTGCGCGTGCTCCAGGTTCATCACGGGCACGCTGCCGTGGCGCGTCTTGGCCGCGGCGACGCCCTTGCCGACCTTGGGGAAGAAGGTTGAGGTACCGGCGACGCCGGTCTTGCTGCGGACCGTCGGGCGCAGCTTGGAGCCCTGGCGCTGATAGGCTTCGTGGACCTCGGCCTGGAACTGCTTGGTGAAGACCGCGTCGATGGCGGTGCTGGCGGGCATGGGGGCCCCTCCTTGATCCTGGGTTGCGGGATGCGCGCCGAAGCCCGTTGACCGCAGGGGCGGGCGGCGGCGCGAAGGGCCCGCACGCCCGCGATGCGGGTTCCGTGCGGGCAAGGTGGTGGAAGCTGTCGGGGCGGATGGGGACCGGCGGCGAAGCGCCGGCCCGCGCCATCCGCCCCGTGGCCGCCGCGCATCGGCGCGGCGGCGCCGGCCGCGCGCCTCGACCGCGGGAAGGGGCGGGAGGCTGCGGCCGGAAGGCGTGGCGAGGTCGCGCTATCGCGCGTCGCCCACCAGGCGGCGGAAGCCGTCGGTGACGCGGCGGACGAAGTCGGGTTCCCGCGAACGCCAGTAGCGCGGATCGCGCATCATCTTCCGCAGTTCGGCCTCATCCGGCCCGGTATCCGCATCGCCGCCACGGGCGAGGGAGGGTTCCTTCGCCGCCATCATGCGCTGCATCGCGATCACGCCTTCCGCGGTGGTGGACAGCGCAGCGAAGACCGGCTCCGGCAGGTTGGTGCGGCCCCAGGCGGCGATCTGCGGGACCAGGCGGCGGAAGCGCTCCTCGCCGCCGAATTCGGTATGCAGCTTCTCGCGCTGGCGCTCTGCCTCGAATTCCGCCGCCGCCTCCGCGATCAGCGGTACGAGGCGTTCGGCCGCGAGGTCGTAGACCAGCTGCGCCTGGCTGCAGCTGAAGCCGGCTTCGTGCAGGCGGCGATTGATCTCCTCATCGGGGCCGCACAGCTCATGCGGCGGCGTGATCTCATAGCCTTCGGGGCCGTCGGGCACGCCGAGCATGCGGCGCCAGCGCGCGCGTTCTTCCTCCGGCGCATCGTCGCCGGGGCGTGCGGCGCGGCGTGACATCGCGCGTTCCAGTTCCAGATAGGATTTCAGCAGCGCGTCGATGCGGATGCCACCGGTGGCCGGATCCCGGAATTTTTCCGGCACATCAAGCTTCGACGCATCGGGCTTGCCGTTGTGGCTCACGATGTCGAGAAGATCCTCGGACATATCCGGGTTCACTCCTGGTTGTTGGTTTCACGCGTGATGGGCGCCTCTGGCCGGAGGATTTCTGGTGGGGCGCCCAAGGTCCGCCCCAGCCAGCGCGTGGCGGCGCCGGCATCGATGGTCGCAGCCGCCTCCCCGCCCAGCTTCGCGGCCGCTTCGAGGAACAGGATCGTGTCCGCGGCATCCGCCCGCGCCTGCACC